TTCCGATCTAATAGCCGTAAGACCAGCAATTCCAACCAAGCCTCTCGCAAGTTCGCCCCAATCAAGGTCTGAAACTTTCTTCAAAGCTCCTGCCAGAATAGATACCGCAACTGACATGGCAATCATCGCTGTGCATGCTTTGGATACTTTTCCAGTATCACTACTGATTTTATTGAAAATCGCCATCGCTCCAAGTAAATTAGCAAAGAGTACAGTAATTGCTCCAAGAGAAGCTGACAGTTTATCACTATCGATCAGGGAAATTGCAACGATAGAACCTGCAAGCAAAGCGATTGCTGCACCAATTTTAAGTAGCGTTCCAGCTTTAAGATTTGTCTGATATGCCTCAAAGCAGCCTCTGACCCCGTCAAGAATTCCAGTTACTCCTTCGATAACGCCATTTAACCCCTCAAGAGGTTCGGTTACACTCTTTAAGAATTTAGAAACTGATAAAGCAATTCCACCGACAGCAATGCTGTTAAGAATGTCAAGAACTCCGCTGAAATCTGCATTTCCAAGTTTCTCGGCAAGTGTTCCCATCATAGTCCCGACTGCATCGGCAATACCGCCAGCAATTACCTTTACAGCTGTCCACAATGCTTCCATGACTTTGAGAAATTTACATTTTTCCAGTGCTTCTCCCATCATCTCAAAAGCAACAATGACTCCGCTCTTCATTTTTCCAGCACCATCACCAATCTGAGCCATGCGATTATGTACTCGTTCAAGGAATGAGTGGAATAATTCAAATCCATGGAAATCGAACTTCTCCCCTGCGGCTTTTCCAAATTCTTTTACTTTTTCTCCGGCAGTTTTAACAAACGTAATAACTGTCTTTACGATATCAACAACAGTCGAAACTGCTTTACCAAAGATATCTGTCTTCTTTACAGTTTCATCAAGCTTAACGAGATACTCACCGAAGCTTCCGGTAAGTGATAACACCCCGTTTCCAGCCGGTAAGAAAAGACCAATCAATTCACCAATACCACCAGCAACAGCTTTGAAAGCTTGTCCGACGATATCAAGCACTGCAAATACGCCCTTAAACGTATTCTTTAGATTCTTTGAACTCTCTTCCCCCATTTTGAATTTTGCTGTCAGATCACGGATACGTTCTGTGATTTCGGCTAACTGTTTTCCAGTCATTGGCGGAAAGATTTCGTTAAATGCCTCCCGAACAGGCTTAGCAACGCTAACCAGTCCCTCGAAAACATTCTTTACTGCTTCGATCATCATGGTTCGACCACCAAGGTCTTTCCAATCCTGAAGCATTTTATTTCTTGCATCGGCAGAAGCATTGATTACGGCGCTGAACGTATCACTAACTTCCGTAAGTAATTCCTTCGCCTCTTCAAAGTCGCCGACGATAATTTCCCAGCTTTGTGTCCATCCGGACTGGGCAGCCTCTTTCAATGTGTCGAATAACTGGGTAAAAGTTTTTACTTTTGTCGCAGCATCATTCGCGGTCTTACCCATCTCCATGATGGATTTGATCTGATCATCGGTGTATCCCATGGTTCGAAGCTGATCTTCGTTGAGATCGCCTGTAAATTTTGCCAAAGTTTCAGTCAAGATGTCAGAGGTAAGCCATCCTTTACTAAGGGTCTCTCTGAATGAGCCCTCATCTTTGATCATCTCATCAATGGCAATTCCATGAACTTTAGCCGTTTCTTTCAGCGCATCCTGGAATACCTGACCACCCATACCAGCGTTTACTACTGAGTTCCAGTCCTGTAATTTTACTGTTCCTGCCGCTAATGCTTGTGAAAGCTGATACATAGCGGTACTTGCCTGCTGAGAGTTGGAACCTGATACGGCTGCAAGGTTCGCAATACCCTTGATAGCGGCTACAGATGTGTCCAAATCTACGCCAGCCGCAGTGAACGTACCAATGTTACGGGTCATTTCCGTAAAATTGTAAATGGTCATATCTGCATAATGGTTTAGTTCATCCAACGCATTGTTTACCTGATCAAGAGTTGTGCCTTTTGAAGAGGTATTTGCAAGGATTGTCTGAACGGCATTGATCTGGGTCTCATACTCCTCAAAACCGGTTTTAATCGGATCGATGGTAAAAGCGGAGACAAGATTTTTTCCAGCAGCAAGTGCAGAGTTGGTAATGTTCTGCAAAGCTGTAATCGCCATCACTTCCAATGCCGAAAATCGCACTCGCACAGTCTCAACTGCATTACTCAGCGGTGACATATTCCCACTGCATTTATTTGCGGCATCGTTTACGGTTTCTAAGCCTTTCGCCGCCCCTTCGAGGTTAAGGCTCTTCTTCAACTTATCGAGGCTTGATAAACTGGTCTGAATATTCTGTTCAAACTGTTTGTTATCAAACCGCATTTCGACGACACGTTCGTCAACAGTTGTACTCATAGCTTAGTAACCTCCTTCCATGCCGCATCTGCAATTTTGTCAAAAATAGGCTGGATAGCAGGATTGATGTAGTCTCTCCCCTGTACCCAGCCGCCGTTTCTTGTTGCATGTCCGTACTGCAAAATAACTGCAATAGGGACTCCATTTTGAATATTTGTGTTGTAAAAGCTGATCGATACGGAACCTTGTTTCTGTTCGATCTTGTAATGCCACGAATTCGCCGTCAGTCCTGTATCAACTGGCGTTGCAGACGCAAGGGCGGCTACGCCCTCTCGACCATACTTATCGAGGTCACCGAGACGAACCGATTCTTTTGCTCTCTCTAAGAACCGAGTCAGCTTAGAAAAATCACCCTTTTGTCTGAACGTGATCATATGAATCTCCTACTTTGCTAAGTACGCACTGGATGAGAACCCTGTGTACCGAACACCATCGAGTACAAACTGGATGTACAACCACTTAACTCCATTTGCCATTGTGTAGTAGCCATAGCACTTAACCTTAGTGCCAGCCGGAATTTTACAAAGAGCCTTCTTATTTGTTCCGGCATCATTACGGCAATAAAGAACCGCCGTTGTTTTGTATTCGCCGGCATAGGCTTTGCTAAACTGTTTAGCAGAACAGGTAGCCACCACTTTCTTTGAAATGGACTGGTTCTGATCCTGCTTGGTATTTGACGGGGTTACCGCCGATCCATTCAGAATCTGATTTACCATGCTCTGAACTTCTGAGTAGCTGTATCCATACTCAGTAAGCAGTTTCTTACGGTTCTCACCGCTTCCCCACAGTCCAACAATCACCTCATGAGCAACAGTTTTGATATCTTTGCCCTTGCTTAATCTAGGAGCGGAAACTGTATTGTCATCGTACTTTGGTGTGATGAAGCCACGGATAAATTTTCCGTTAATAGACAGGGTTCTCTTCTTGACCGCATTACTGTAGTTGCCCTCTTCAATAACCATGTAACCGGATTCCTTATGTACCTCGATTACGGTACCGACATGATCTGGATTGCCTGTGTTGTCGCTGATTCCGTTATCCTGCCAGTCATACAAAATCGCATCTCCAGGACTCGGAACATAAGCATCGTTCTCCTGCCAACATCCCATTTTCTTTGCTGCTTCGATGAGGTAATAGCAGGAAATTTCCATAGGCATGATGCTCTCATATCGGAGAGCTGCCGCTAACGCAGACCAGGTGCACGCACACCAAGCCCAGTCATAACGCATCCGAATGCCACGAGGAAATTTGCCAGCGCAGATTTTCTCAAAGAATTCGTTATACAAATCGATAATGCTTTTGTGTGAGCCGTTCGATTCTTTCTTTCCATCCCAGGATTCGACAAGATTAACGACGGCCTGTCTCGATTTCGCCATTTTTATCACTATCCTTTCGAATTAAATTTCTTTCTGTTTGCGGCGTTTACTTCCGCATAATGTCTGTATAAATCTCGTTTGCTCCGCTTCTTCGGGGGCTTGTTTTCTGCATTACAAATCCGGATAAGCATTAACAAACGATTCAAATGCCATTTCTGACACTCAAACGGAATGTGATACGCCGTCATCCAGTAATAAATAAGTTCACTGGTTATCTGCTGCCTATTTATTGGACCGCCTTTTTCTTCCTTAACAGTCGAAGCAGTCATTGGCGCTTCAATATAGGCGTTTACCGCATCAATGTGCGAATTGGTAATGCATTGATAGACCAGCGGGTCAACATTCTGTGTGAGTGTCATACAGCGTATATAATCAATGGTTTCTTCAATTGTCTTCTGCTCTTTAGATAAGAAGACTTTGCACCATTTACTTTCCCATTTTGAAAGTGAAACGAGCGAATGCTCCAAACGCAACTTCTGTTCCTTTACAGGGATAAATCGCTGATTCCGCTCATCCCACAGATCGGTTCTTGGTATCGTAAGTTCAAGCATTCGATCTCACCTCTTTAGTTCGTGGTGGCAACCACAGGAGCAATCTCCGGATTTTCCGAATGCTTCTTGATATCTACAACTTTCGGAATTACATGGTTTACGAATTCAGCGGCTTTGCTGTCATCTGTAGCCAGTTCCATAAACAGAAGATTGTAGAACTGAGTGCAAGCAAACTTTCTGGAAATCTCTTCAGACTTCTCGAAATATGTACCGTCAGCACTCTTCTCTCCGTATGCCTTTAAGATAAATTCCTTAAAGAACTTGATAATGGTCGGCTGATCTTTTGCATCTACGATGCGCTGAAGCATCTCAGCAACTCCACCAGCTGTGCCCAGTTCCATCTCCATAACCTCTGTTTCGGTAAGGTTGAAGAGCTTTGTTTCGGTGCGCTCAACGCCGTTAAAATCTTTATAAGTCTTTGTTACTGCATACATAGTTTTGTTCTCCTTTCGAATAAAAAGGAGTCGCCAGCTTTCCTGAATACGACTCCATCTGTGGTGTGTATTATTTCTGATTAGCCTTCTGCGGTCATAATCTTAATTACTTCGTCCGGAAGCGGAAGTCTCGGTTCAACACCATCATCTGCTTCGGCGGAAGAAGGATCTTTACCATACAGGATCTCTTCAAGAGCAGCCAGTTTCTTAGCATCGACCTTGGTAGAATCGAAGGTGAGAATGGAAGTGGGCTTCAACTTCTTTCCATCGATTAAGGTTGCAATCTCGACTGGTGTGGTGCTGAACTCCCAGGATAAGGTAATAGCTTCCGGACTGTCATTTACAGTTGAATAACCCTTCTCGGAAGGAGAAGCCAAGCAACCATAAACGAGATGAAGCTTATAGCCGTAATCATTGGAATCAACATCGTTACCGAGAAGCGTCTTGTAAGATAAGCCGAACATCTTACGGTTCTGCTGTCCCGCAAACACTCCAGGAGCAATCTCTTTGGAACCGTCGCACTCTGCGAACTCATCCGGTGCCATATAAGCTTCGATTGTGCCGCCAAATTCCTCTGCGGACATAAGGTTCAGATACTTGATATTGTCTGCATAAATTGCAGTAGGTTCTGCTCCAGACGGGCTTTCTGTTACGGTACTAAGACCGTTCCATGCGGTACCAGAGTTATATACGCCGCCGGTCTGAATCGGGTAAAGGACGCCCTGACTGACACCGGTCTCATACAGGCGCTCGCCAGTCTTGTCCCAAACGAGTTTCTTTTTCATAGAATTTGTCCTCCTTAAAAGAATATTTCAAAGACATCGTGATTTAAGTTGTCTTTCGTGTAATGCCGATTGAATCGGCTTGTCGGCATAGATGCCACCTTGCCAACGAGAGAACTATCCGGATCGCTGTCAATAACTGTTACCGAATACTTTCTCGCAGACAAATAAACC